CCAGCTCAGCTGCATCGTTCGAGGCACGGAGGAACGTGTCCCGGATCTGCCCGTCGCTGTACGTACCACCCGGCGGGGGCCGTTGGTAGTGGTTGTTAGTCTGGTGGATACCCACGCCGAAGCTGGTGCCACCTGAGTCAGCGTACGAGGTAGAGCTTACGTTCTCGGAGTTGATGATGTCCTCGCGAAGCTTCAGCATTGCCGAGGGTTCAGCGTTCGCAGTGTTCAGCCCATTGAACTGCACACCCTTCACGCTCTTACCGGGGCCTACCTGAGCAGAGGCTTTAGCAGCATCTGCGTTCAACTGGTCCTGCACAAATGGCGCCACAGTCTTAGGGTCTACGATGCCGGACTTCACTACACGGTTCTGGTCGTTCAACTCCTTGTACGTGAGCTTGTTCGTCGCGTCGATACCCCACGCAATGCGGTTACCATCTGCTGGCTTCATCATTGTGTCGATAGCCTTGCCGACGTACGCCCTATCGGCATACTCAGGCACACCGAAGTACGACTGCACCGACTGCCCTTTAGGCATGATCAATGGACCAGACGACGTGTCCACAGCACGGGCAGCTACAGCAGCCAACGCCTTAGAGCGGCGGGAGTCTGCGGACATGAATGGGTTAGTCTGCCGAGTGTTCGCCAGTTCCTCCGACAAGGCAACCTGCCCCTGTGCTCGGATCTCTGCGGTACGGTCGGCGTTCTCGAACCAGTCGCGGCCAGTGCTTAGGCGCTGTTTATCGCTAGGACCTAGCCCAATCCAGTTCTTAGCCTTGACGCTGATAGCGCCGAGCAGTTGGTAGTCGTCAATCTCCTGTACCACCGGAGCGTCTACCTTCAAGGCATTCGCTCTGAGTTCGGAGGTCAACCCACCGGACTGCTTATCCTGCAACACCTTGGCCCGTGCCATCTTGACCACTGTGAGCGGGTCGGCTGTGCCTTCCTTCTGTAGCTCGGACATGTACAACGCCATGTCCTGCTGCTCTGGGTTCAGTGCTTGCAGGAACTTGGACTTAGCTCCGGGGTTGGTCTGCTCTGCGATGGTGAGTGCCGAGAGCGTGTTTGTCACAAGCTGTGCGTTCTCTGGGTTGATGTCCTCGCCGTACCCTAGTTGGGCAAACGCCGGGGTGAGGAACTTACCGGCTTGGGTCAGGGCGGAATCCATACCGCTGTTGTTGCCAATGACCATGAGCCCCTGCACGACCTGCGGCAGCGGTGCGTCCTTGTTCACCTTCAGCCACGCCTTCAGGCCATCGTCTTGGGTCTTCCCCTGCCGCAGAAACTCCTGTTGGTCGCCACCAGCGAATCCTTTTGCCAAGGCAGAGTTGTCGCCATTGGTAGCCACCGCATGGAAGTAGTCCTTGAGCACCGACTCCCGCTTACCTGCGCCGAGGATACCGGACTCTTCGGCCTTCCTGAGCTGGGCGTCTACTTCAGCGTACGACTCAGTGACACCGCCGTTAGGGTCTTTCCACTGCGTAGTCTTTGCGGCTACCCACGTCTCGAAGTCCTGTGAGCGTACAACCTTGACGCGATCCATAGCGGAGCGGTGGGCCTTGTCTACCTTGATCTGGTCGTCGAACCCCAGCCGGGACATCATGGTCCCTTTGGTGCCGTCAGCGAAGTTCACCTCGGTGTTCTTCATACCATCGTACACGGCCACGTTGTCAGAGCTGGAGGCGTACTCCATAGCCTGACGTGTCATGTCCAGCTGCATCTGAGGGGTGAGCTTTGGGTTCTGCCACACATCCTTATAGATGGCCCCGACGAAGCCCTGCACTTCCTGCTGGTACAGATGCATGTCGCCCTTGGCCGCGTCGAGGTTGCCCCGGCGTACGGTCATAGACTGTTGGATCGACTTCTGCTCCTGATCCAAGATCCACGCTGATCGGGAGGTGGTGTATTTCTTCTGAGCAGCTACTTCGTCGTTGGCCATCTGGCCGAACATGGCAGCACGCTGCTGCTTCGACATACCCTCAAGCTGATCCTGAAGCGGCTTACGCTTCTCGGTCATGTAGTCCTTGAACTGCTCAGGGGTGCCTTGCGCCAACCGTGGGAGGTCGAGCTGGAGCTGGGCCTGATGCTGACTAATAGCCACACGGCCTACGGTGTCGCGGTAGCCTGCTGTAGACCAGTCAGCAGTGAGCGGGTTCGTGCTAAGTGCCTCTTCGCTCTTACCCTGCGCCGCAGCCTGCACACCCTCAAGATACTTGGACTCAAGCTGCTCCTTGAAGGCGTTATCTGCGATCTTCTGCCCCAGTGGGATCATGGAACCTATGATGCGATCTGCTGTGGACTCAGTGGACGGGGCGACTCCACCTGCCCTGCCCTGACTGAACTTGCGTACGTCGGGACCGACTTGGCCGACACTGCTTTGACGCACCTGTGCGGTGCCCTGAGGCGCACTGATGTTCAGTGGCCCCGATGCACGTAATACCATTGTGTTACCTCGATAATGTGAACCCGGCTTGAGCGCCGAAGCTTGGTTCTGGTTTGGAGCCTAAGCCCAAGTCCATCTTAGCGCCTACGTACTGCCCAGCTACGGACATAGCAGCCCCGCCGAGCATGGCCAACTGGCTAGCTCCTTTACCGATCTTCTGACCGTTTCGGAACTCACCTGCGGATACGATAGAGTTCTGCCCGTTCGTTACTAGGTCGTACAGGGCGGTGTTATAGTTCAAGGCGTTCATCTCGTTCTCGTCTGAGATCTGAGCGCGCACCTTGTCGAACGCCATCTGGATGTCCGACTGCACTGCATCGACAGAGGCGCCTACAGTACCGGAGGCCGCAGCGTTAACCGCCGCAGACCCTAGTGCTGCCTGCTCCCCGGCTGAGGCATCGAACTTCCGCTGTTCTAGAGCACGTACCTCCTGTGACTTCTGTACGTTCAACATCCCAACCCGGAAGGCTTGGGCTTGGAAGTTCTTCGTGTTGGCTTCCATGGTGGCTTTGGACTCGCCTACGTAGTCCAAAGCTCTGTCTCGTTGCTGAATCGCATAGCTACCAGCCGCGTCTGCGGCCCCAGCGGCTTGCTTGTTCTGAGACATCATCGACATGGCAGCCATTGCAATCAATGGCCAAACCAATGGTTATCTCCTTCTGATACGTGTATTGAAACGACCCATGTAGTCAAGGCCGGTGAAGTTCATCTCCCCTGTGTCTTCGGTGTACATCGTTAGCGTAGTGCTGTCGGCGTTTGTGCGGGCCGGGATCACAGCCCTTGCAGCAGAGGCGTACCGGGCCTGCCCTAGCTCCAGCTCCGTAGAGCAGAACCGCAGGGTAGCTTGGTCGATAACCTCTGCATCTAGGCTGGTGCTGTCAGTTACCCTGACCATGTACTCGCTAGAGTTCTGCGTCGAGATACCGAAGCGCAGCACTGTGAGCTTAGCCGACTCGATCTTGATACCGTTGTGGTCTTGGGCAATCGGAGGCGTTGGGCTCAGCAAGGAGCGGTACGGGAAGCCGAAGCTAACCCACCCAGACGGGAATGACCTCACAGTTGTAATGACGTTCCCGGTGTAGCTGGCGATACCCACCGCTTCCCCGGCCAACGGGCCGGAGCTCACAGTGAGCTTCAGGCTAGCCATGGCTGCTGGGTCTAGGGTTGTCACCCACGCTGGGATAGTACACTTGTTGTCAGTAACCAGAACCTCCCCGTTGAAGTCTAGGAAAGGCCGTCGCGTTGTGCTGAAGTTCAGCGCACCTTGTCGCGGGTCCATGGTACAACCAACCAGCTGCCCGTTCTGAATGAATATCACGTTAATGACTTCGTTCGAGAAGTAGGCCGAGGCTACCGGGTACTTGAACCTCCAAGTGTGCCAAGCCTGCTGCACCTTCGTGTCACCATCCCAGCTGTACTCGTACACCACGAGGGAGGACGTGTCCCGTGACGGGGCGAACAGCACCATACTCGCAACCGAGGACGCCACACCGAATCGGCATGAGCCGCCCATGTACTTAGGTAGGTGGGCCGTAGCATCGTTCGCCACGTACTGTGCATCCGTGTACTGACTCGACACCATCTCCATGAATCCGAAATAGTCGGAAGACCGTGGGGCGGAGAACAGTAGTGTACGCCCTACCGGCACAGGTTCGCTCAGGGTATCCACGGAGTACGCGGAGGTGAGTAGGACCGTTGCAGTGCGAGGCGTAACAGCGTTCCCACCAGAGGGTATCAGCGCTTGGTACTTCCTAGAGAACAGCAGCAAGTCCTTCTGGAACGGTACAGCGTACTGGTACTCCGCAGAGCTGTTCGCGCTGGACCCTACTGCGATGGTGTCGTTGTCCAGTAGACTCGTCACAGTTGACCGGAAGAATCGGCGGGGGTTCGTGCTGCCTGACATGTACACCGTAGACCCGGCGAGGATTACTAGGCGGTTCTGGAAGGCAGCTAGGCCCGATGGCTTACGTGCCGTGCAGAATACAGGGACTGGGTTAGTGTCCTCGTCACCAGACAGCCGCCCCTCGAATGCAGTCTGACTGTACACCCAAGTTCCGTTGTAGGTCAGGGAGGCAGGCATGTTGGTCAGGGTGGCAGGGCTAGCGTATACCCCGCATTCCAACCACTCCTTCCGGGCGTTGATGTACTTGTAGTACCGCAGCACCTTCTGCTCACCTACGGACATAACATACCCGTCGAAGCCAGCCGGTAGTATCTGCGGTAGGTCTGCCTCTATACGTACCTTCGATACGTTGGAGCATTGGATGTAGGAGGAACCAGATGGGGAAACTACAGATAGCTTGTTGCCGGTAACTGAGGCCATGAACAGGCCAGCGAAAGCTCCAGTCACTGCCGCGAATACGTTGATAGCGGCCAATGTAGCGCTCTGACCAGCTAACGCGCCTGCGATGTAATCTGGGGTGGATGCTGCTGCATCCCCGGCCCCAGTCCCATTCGGGGTCGTGTACGATATAGTTACCGACCCGTACACGTTCGTCACGGTGACGCTGTAGCTCTTGGAGAAAGCACCCGAGCGGATGTAGAAGAATCCTAGGCTATCCGGTGTAGTAGCCACCTCACTAGGTGGGCCTACAGCTGGCTGCTTCGTCACGTTCAAGAAGAAGAACTCGTCCCCTACAGTAGTCCCACGGATGTCCTGTGCCGCTGCGGCCTGAAGGTAAGTGCTTGTAGTCTCGTACACTACTGTGGTCAAGTCTTCAGACAGTACGAGTAATCTACCAGTGCGTACCCCGACGAACACGTGCACCCGCTGCCCTGCTATGTCCGTCTCCCAAGCCCGGACACTATTTGTATCCTCGCCGGGGAATGGGCGGTAGAACTTGGACGTAAGCCCCGGTCGCCGTCGGACGTTCGTTACGATGTCCGATACCATGTTGTCCTGTGCCGTGACCTGCCCGACCAACCGCAGCTTAGGCAGCTGCTGCGATACACCTTGCAGGATGGTGCTGTACGCACCTTCATAACCTGACATATTACGACCTCATTGCTGAGCGGAGCCGAGCGTAGCGCCCAGACTTCCGGGTCGTGTGTCTCATGTTCCGCAGGTGTTCGTTAGTAGCCAAGAACTCAGACTCCTTGGCAATCTGTTTCCACTCCCCGACTACCGACTCAAGGCCGATGTCCACGAGGTAGGTCTGCACGAGCGCGTTGTAGAACACGTACGTGGCCACTGACTCAGGCAGTTCCTCGAAGGACATGCGAAGCTGGATGGTACCCGGTACTGGCTTGTCCCAGATGTAGTCGAGTGAGGTGGTGTTGAACAACACACCGTTCCGAACAGTACCGGGCTGCCCCTCTTGTGGGATAAAGGCCAGAGTGTCGGATGGGATTGCGATACCGCCTTCACTGTCCGGGTACAACGTAGTTGGGAACTCGTTGAACCACCAACCACGCATCAGGCACCGGTCTATCTGCGACTGCACTACTGGCAGGATCACTGCTAGCGTAGGGTGCTTCATGTCCACCCGCGTAACGGGGTGCTCACCGAGTGCCGGTAGGATCAGGTTTACTGCTGTTAATAGTTCCATGGTTTATTTAGCCCAAAAAAAAAGGGAGGACAAGCCGTAATGGCCCATCCTCCCTCTTAGTTACTGATTACTCAGTGAAGCCGACAGCCACCGCGTCTGGGCGGTGTTGGCCGACGGTGTACATGCAGTACGTGTCGAGCACCGACTGGAAGTGCTGTGGGTCGTCCCACTTGTGAACAGTCATGGACTTAGCCTCGACAGTCACCAGAGCCTTAGCCGGGTTGAAGATGATGAAGGCAGCCTTAGCCTCAGCAGCGGAGACGTTGAAGTCAGCGCCGAGGATGTGGTCAGTGATGACGCCAGTTGGGAAACGTGGAGTCTCGATGACGCGGGTGCCGTTCAGCCATGCAACACGACGGGCAGCGAAGTCGTTCTCACCGCCACCGCCTTGGTAGTCCACGTTCATCAGCTTCTTCTCGTCCAGCAAGAGATCGAAGATGTCCGGGTTCATCAGGGTGATGTTGGCCTTCAGGGAGCCGCCGAGGTCGCGCTTAACGAACTCTTTCAGCAAGCCCTTGTGGGTAGCCACGATGATCGAAGCCTTGACTTCGTTCGCAGACAGGGTGCCAGTTGCCACAGCAGCGTTCAAGCCGGTAGTGGTAGCCTTCAAGCCGTTCTTGAACGAACCCGCCAAGTGTGCAGGTGCCACGAAGGCAGAGCACTTAATCAGGGCGATGATGTGGGCTTCGTCGAACGCCTTAGCGTGCGCCGAGCCGTGTTCAGCGCTGTACTCCGACTGGAAGTCAGGAGCGGTCCAGTCGTCTTGGTAGTCGAATGGGGTGCGGATGAACGAGGTGGTGTCCACGGTTACGAGGAACTTGTCGTTCGCAATGCGGGCACCGTCCAGCTTCTCGCCAGACTTACGGCCCTTGACCACAGCCGCACCGATGCGGTCGCCGCGCCAAGTGTTAGACTGGTTCATCACCGACTTGAAGCGGGTGAGGTTCATGCTGCGGAACATCGATTCGACCTTGAACGAGCCCTCTACGTCGCCTTCGTAGGCTTCGATGTGGATGTCTTGGTCAGCGTTAGCACCAGCCCACCAATCACGGGTGAGGGCACTAGCGTTGTATTCTGGGGTACCAGCCATTTGTAGCTCCTTGCATTAATGAGGGATGGCTGGGAAACGTCGGTTGCTTACATACCCAGAACGGGCAGTGCTTACTCAGGCGTTTCCTCTACCATTATATCCGGCTTCAAAGGCTGGGCTTAGCGGCCCATGGTTTTACCCATGGCACGGCGACCGAACAGCACACCACGCTCTTGGGCGTAAGTCCGGGAATTGCGATCCAGCTTCTGAAGCTCGTCTTGGAACTGGTCCTTCGACAGAGCAGCTTCAGCGCCCGGTGCCGCTTGGCCTGTGATCAGGCCAGCAGGCTGTACCAGACCGCCGTTACCCTTGGCGAACTCCACGACCATCTTGGCGGCGGCGTCAGACTGAGCGCGGATGCCGGAGTCGGCCATCTGGGCAATCACAGCCTTCATGTGCGCCGGGGCCGACTGGTTGAACACAGCAGCAGCTGCATGCCAGTTCGACTGACCGCCTGCCAGTGCATAAGCAGAGGCTACAGCAGCCTCGCCTTCTCGACCCGTATGCTCCACTAGGGAAGCAGCCAGTTGGGTAAGGTGCGCAGCATTGGCACCACCAACGGAGGCGATGTACGCCTTGTCGATAAGGGAGGCATCACCGTACTCTACAGCCTTGGCGATTGCACGTTGCACGTCGATGCCGGAGCCCGACAGGATGTTGCTCAGACTGGACACGACCGGGTCAGCCGAGGCCGACGGGGCGTACGCCTGAACAGCGGTGGGTGCTGGGGCAGCTGCCGCTGGGGCAGGGCCGGACAAGGCAGCCAGCAAGGCTGCGATGGTAGGGTCCACTGTGGCCGGTGCAGCCGCTGGTGCTTGGTATTGTGCGGCTGGTACGGCTGGTACTTGCGACACGAAACCGGGAGTGGCCTCGGCAGCATTTGGGATCGGGTGGTGACCCTCGCGGCTATGCACGGCTGCACCCGGACCTTGTGGGGCTTGTGGTACAGTGCCAGCTGGAATGCGTACTTGTTCGGTCATGTTAGTTCCCTTGGATAGATTGGAGTGTGTCGGTCGCTTCTGACGCTGCGGCTGCGTCCATCATCTGGTTCTGACCCTGCTGCTGCTGCTGCGCGGCCTTAGCCTCACTTGCTAGCTGGTCGTCTGACTTGTAGATCAGACTGGTGTCAACCGATGAGCCAGCCATGATCATGTCCATGATCTTCTGACCGTCGATCCGCTTGTCCGTCTGGATGAGCGGGTTAATGATAGCGATTGCGTCCTGCGCCGCAAGGATCAGGTTCTGAACATCAGTGGCCCTACCGAGAGCCGGGATGCCGGCAACGATGTTTAGCTCTACTGTGTTCGAGACGATGCCTTCCAGCATGTCGCTATTTACTTCGGTGAGCAGGATATGGGCAAACGGCACCTGCATACCAGCGGCCAGTGTGGAGTAAGCCCCACCCAGTACGTTGTCTGCTTCAAGTGCGTCCTGCTTGATCTCGAACGCTGTTACACGTTCAGCCTCGCGGGTGTTCCCCTTGTACATGAAAGCGCGGGAGAGGTTAGTGATAACCGCCTCCAGCTCTGCACGCATGACTTGTAGCTTAGTGGCGTCCCCGTTCTCGTACGCACTCACAGCGCCGGGGGCGCCTTGCACGTATTCCCCGGACTCGGCATTAGCCAGCTCGTCGATGTCGGCACCCATACCGGGTGCTACAAGGTTCACCACCTTCATCAGCTCGATGCCGTACAGAGCCGCAGCGTGGGAGCCGTCAGACAGCTTGGCGAAACCGCCAGCGAAGTCTTCAACCAACCCACGGCCGTAGTTCTCACCGGCGATCAAGCTCCACGTCACTACCTGCCAAGGGCACAGCAGTTCTGGGTACAGACCGGTAGTACCAACTGGCACCTCGTCTGCTTCCTGCGTCACCTCGTAGTACACCTTACCGCTAGCCCCCTGCTTACGCTGGATGCGGGTGTAAAGCTCTACCGGTGGGCAATCATCGGTACGTGCATACCGAGAGCGGTGCGCCATCCGCAGGGCAGTCTGAACCGTTGGGCTCAGTGCCTCGATGTGCGTGTACTCTCGGATCACAGTATCGAGCAGGGTGCCTTGACCATCGCGCTTGCAAGAGAAGGACTGTAGCCCGTACGTGATGAACTTCCCTGCCTTGCTGTCGCGGTAGATCAGGCCTGTACCTGTGACGATCACATGCCGCAGCAGTTGGATCAACTGGGCGTACGAGGCGTTCAGGAAGATCCGTTGGCACGACTTCTGCTCAAGCTGGGCGAAGTTACTCGTCAGCTGCACCTTCGTCATGCCCTTACCCTCGGCTGCTTTCACAAGCGCGTCCGAGGCGTCGATCTTGTAGAACGGACGGGATGACGGGAACAGCATGGCAGCCAGCTTAGGCGACAAGTTGTTCACCAGCAGGGCGCCGACCTCTTGGTAGTCCCGTTCCAGAATGTGCTGTGTGCCATTCAGGGATAGGGAGAGGTCAGCCATCAGCTGGGGTAGGGTCCAGTGCGCCATCTTAATGGCCTTCTGGATCACCGTGTCATCGCGATACTTCGAGAAGCGTTGCTTATGCGAGATACGGCTAGAGTAGTCCATCAGCCCAACCCGAGGGTACTGGACAGACCAGATGCCTTCTTACGCTTAGCTGGGTCAGCTTCAGCCGATGCCATATCAGCTGTACCGCCAGCGATCACCGAGTTCAGGTTCTCACCCTTCAGGTCCGTCTGGAAGTTGGCCTGCATCAGGGCCATCTGCTGAGCCTGCTGCTCTGCCTGCTGTCTGGCCAATGCTGCCTGCTCTGCTGCTTGGTTCTGGGCATCTGCTTGCTGCTTAGCCTGTGCATCGGCGTTCTTTTGGGCTAGCTCCGCAGGGCTCAGCGCCTTGTCAGAGCCGTAGAACAAATCACCAGATGGATCTGGTAGGCCCATCTTCTTACCGTACTGGTGGCCTAAGTCAAGCTTGGCTGCCACCTTGCGAATCTTTTTGAAGAATCCCATTCAGGGTTGCTCCTTCTGTTGCAGATGCTTCAATGCAGCCACTACGTTTCGCTGACCTGCATGGAACAGGAACTTCTCATGAGACGTGTCGGGTGTACCGACATGCTCAGGGAACATCCTGTCCAAGTAATCTAGCTGACGCTTCGTGAACTCCACCTTTAGCTGTGTAGGTTTCATAGGTCATCCATGTTCGTTTGATGTACCATTATACCCGGCTTCAAGAAGACCCTTAATAGATGTAGAGATTAACTACTAATATTCATATTTATATAAAGAAGTATTAATACAATATCTAATCTATTTATTTATCCTCTTTCCATTATATCCGGCTTCTAACAGAAGAAGAATTCAGAGGTCAGGATCTCGTTCAAATCCAGACGCCCTTTCATGGGAACCTCACCCTCAGCGCCCACTTCCCACAGGAAATCTGCTAGTACATCATTCGAGTACAGCTTAACGAATTGCTCCCGGATAACCCGGTGCATCTCGTCTACGTCGCTTGGGTGTGTTCCGAAGGAGTCGTGGATGGCGAGGATGTCATACCCTAAGCGCATCATCTCCAACCCAACCATTGTTAGGTGGGAGGCATCGAGAGCGTGCACGAAGTTCGGGGCGATGGCGTTCTGCATGGCCATAGGGTTAGTGCTGTCGTTGAACTCCCGCACTAAAGCCTCCCTCGTCCCGCAGGAACGAAGGTACACGTTTATCTCGTCGAAGCCTTGGTAGTCATGCTGGACGCGGAAGCCAGTCGGGGTGGTCCACTCCATGCGCTTACCGTTCGGCATCTGGCGGGCAACCTGCCGGAGCCAGTGCATCGCTGCTTCAGAGGCTGGCACTGTAGCGCCGATTCCTTGGAACAGCTTCTTAGCGAGGTACATGCTCGCCCGGTACGCCGATACGCCTTCTGGGAACAGGGCTGTTCCCCATTGTTTCTCTGCAAATACCTGCACGAACTCAGATGTTCCGCGCAGTGTTGCACCGTACACGTACGTCATAACTGGAGTCTTGGCCAGATCCCGAGGCAGCTCCACGCTCAGCCAGATGGCAGCGTACAGCCTGATCGCCTCGTCAGCTGACTCCAGATCACGCTTAATGGCAGCTACGGTATTGGTAGCGACTCGGCTGTAGATGTCCTGCTTTGGCCCAACGAAGCTCTCGTCGGTTAAGTTCACGTACCGGCCACCCGTCGGGTCGCGAAGCATCGCACTGAAGTGCTGGAGTCCCGAGCAGGTAGCGTCCATGTGAACTGGCAATCCAGTCTCGTATGTCTCCGGGCTCCCCGACGCAAGCGCCTGTGATAAGCAGTATGCGGCGCTGTACATTACCCATGGTGAGTCCTTCCCAAATGTCTCTGCGTTGTTCTCAGGCTCAGCTAGAGCCCTCTGAATGATGTGCCAGTTCTCGTCGGTCCACTCGGCCCGCTTATCGAACCGTTCCTTGTCGTAGCCGAAGGAGTTCGCCACGGCCACCTTGAGCCAGTACAGGCCCCGTTTCCCGAGCGGCTTCTTGTTGTGGAAGTGCAAGCACGCCTTGCTCAAGTCAGAGCCCTGTGGGTTCGGGCTGGAGCGGTAGTACCACCGTCCCCGTGTGTCACAGAAGACTGGGAGCCAGAGCGGCCCCTGCGGCTTGCTGGCGGCCTTGATGAAGCCACCGATCTCACGCACCTTGCTCGACCAGTCCCGCTTCTCGTCGTACCACGCAGCCGCCTTTCGCTTCCATGCGATGAATACCTCGACCTCCTGATCTGTCCCGGTAGTCCTGCTCCACGTCTCTGGGAGCGGGCACACAGGCTTTGGGGGTGGGAACCTTGTAGGGATTCCCATATCGCCGCCACCGAGCTGCCAGAGCCCTTTGATGCGGTTCAGGGTGGGCATGTGCAGTTCCAGCGGGATCGCCTGAAGGTAGTTCGCGAACTCGAACACCATCGGCATCTTCTCGATTGTGAACTCTTCGCGGAGGCGGGGCCGCTCCGACTTCCTGATCCCGTGTAAGCTCATCAGCGGGGCGTGCTGCTTCCGCCGGTGGGATAGGTACCCGCCGCCCAGCAAACTCGTCCACGGGTCTGGTGGGCAGCTCATGGTTCCTGCGCAGTTGTCCATCACGCCTGCCACGTCCTTGTTCCCGTAGCTGTGTAGGAACTCGGTTACTTCAGGGGCCATCTCATAGTAGTACATCTTGCCCTTCGAGCCGAAGGTCTTGATGTGAACCACAAGCCCTGCGTCCATGCAAGCCTGTACCCCGAACTTACCGAGCTGCACTACCTCAGTGGCAGAGAGCTTCGAGTCAGCGAAGTCCTTCATAACCTGCTCGTAGGCATTCCCGTACACCCCGGCCAAGTGATGCTTCGAGGTGGTTCGGCGCTCCTTCACCTGATCGTGGATCTTCTGCATGTACACAGGGTTAACGGTCTGGGCTTCCTTGATGCGGATCTCCAGCTCGAACAGGCGCCCGATAGCACCCGCCAGTAGCTGGATGGTCACCGGTTTGGTCCTGACCTTGTGCCCTGTCAGGTGCGTGATGCACTCCCTGATTGCTAGTACAGCCGCTACGTCTAGGTCTAGGGCCTTAAGCCACTTCCCGAACTTCGCACCGGGGCCTCGCCTTGGCACCAGTTGCGCTTCCTGCATCGACTCTTTAACCGCAGCGTACGCTCGACCGATGAACCGGCTGGCTTTTGGTAGGTTGACATCGCCGTCAAGCGCAGAAGCCTTCAGCTTCTCAAGGCGCTCGGCACTAGCCACGGCGTCCTGTTCCATCTCATACTTCAGTTGCGCTTCACGGCAGTCAGTCATTACAATCCAGTTCCAAAGTCACGTACAAGGGCTAAGCGCAAGGCCTCTGCCTTGTCGCGGTGGAGCTTGCTGTACTCAGCGATTAACTCGCGGGCCGCACCGTGGTGGCCCGACTCCATGTACCCGTACACCTTCTCCCGAGTATCACGGTGAACCGCGTCGATCTCGGCCTCGAAGGCTTCCCAGCTAACCTTAGTCATACTGGAACCCGCATCAGAAGGGTGTCAGTGTCGCGGCATGGGAACGGGCGGTCGTCCTTCAACGACTTGTTCCACTCCGCATCAATGATGATGGCAAGGCAGGCCATAGCATGCCCGAGGTTATGTACTCCGGAGTCTGCTGCATTGTCCTGCCCACCGTCGAAGTACTGGTCGATGTGCCGCTTAGCTGCGTCGATGTACACCGAAGCAGCCACACCCTTCTCGCGCCAGTTCGCAGCACCGTACTTCTTCGCACCGTCTTCGAGTGCTTGGTTGACAGCGATGTTCGCCGGGAGCGGGAGGTAGCGGAGGTTGAACTTCTTCGCACCCTGCAAGGACTTAGGGTTCCCGTCAGCGTAACCCTCTGGCGGCACAACCCCAGCCTTAGGCGGGGCCGGCAATACTGCCTTGGCGTACCCATCATTCCGGCAATACTGGCAGAAGTTCACGCACTGCACCATGTGCTTGTCGCAGTAGAACTTAAAGGTTGTCTCAATCTTTGCCATATGTTGCTCCAGCAGTAGGGTTAAAGTCGACCGATCCAGCGACCGTCTTTCTTCAGGATCATCGGCACCAGCATAGGGCGACCATCCAAGATCACCCCACAGCCAACGACTGGCTTGCGCGGAAAGTGCTTGCCATAGGCGAAGGCCAACTTGTCTTTGTCGATCAAGCATCCGAAGTACGCACCCCAGTAGATGTGCTTCGAGCTGGCCGTGTACTCCACGGAGAAGTTCCCGTGGTGGTGGCCTACTGCAAGGTTGCATTGGTTGTGAGCCGCATCGTTCAGGATAGGGCCGGACGGTTGGTGCTTGAACATGACCTCACCCAACGGGGTATTGACGCGCCAGTTCTCAGCCCAGTGCCAACCCTCACCGCCGCCCTCAGGGAACAGTATGTCGCGGTAGTCCTTCAGGTACTGCACAGGGATGCCGTGGTGCTTAGCCTTGCGGTAGTGCATACTACCGTGGTTCGAGTCACACAGCAGGACGTTCGGCATGATCTTGGCGAACCCGGCCAGCACCTTACGGGAGGCTTCGAGTTCGTCGCCTGCCGACATCAGGTTAGGGTCTGAGTCGTGGAAGCTCATTGCGTGCTTGTCCGTCTCATCCCCGAGGTTCACAACCAGTTCCGGCTTGAACGCCTTAAGCACTGCCCCCATAAAGGCCAGTGCGTCTTGGTGGTGATACGGGGCATGCAGGTCAGGCATCACGACGATGCTTCGGTACACCTTATCAGGAGCGAACAAACCCCCTACGCCAAGAGGCGCAGCGGGGATTAGCTTGCGTTCTTCCTTCAGGGAGGCGTTAGCTTTGGACTTGCTGCCAGCGTAGTCCGTGTAGATGAGGCGCCAGTACTTGACATTCTGTCGAGTGACTTTCACACCGGGGCCGGATGAGGCGGGGAGGATGTTGTTGTAGTGATCAGCGGCTGTGACGTTGCACTTAGTGCGGAGGATGGTGCCGTGCTGCTTTGAAGTGAACAGGTTCATTAGTGGAGCGCGCATTACTTACCTCGTTTGGATTTCTTCTCTCGCGGGAATCGCTTCTTGTCCGAGAGAATCTTACGTAGCTGATCCTCCCGGAATACAACTACTGACACATCGTTGGTCTGGTTCATCTGCACACCTCCATCCTTAGTCTGGAAGATGTGGATGAGTCCTGAGTGGCCACGCTGGATACGGGTTTGGTACCCGTTCTGGTTGCCCTTGTAGTTCCATGTCCTCACTTAGCCTCCGCAGCCACCAGTAGCTGGTGCATAGTGGGTTCACCTACGCGCGTGACTGTTATGGTCAGGTTGTACACCTGCCCCTTACGTCCCGGTAATTCACCGATCTCGTACTCCCGACCTGAGTACCGGTTAACGAGGGTCAGACCAGCTACACACTTCTCGACTTCTTCTTCGATGTTCATGCCGTTGCCCTTGTCTTGCGAACTACGGTGCGAGCTGTGCGGGTAGCCCTTGCCTTGCGGGCGTCGGCGTTCCGCTTCAGACGCTTCTCGTCTTCAGTGAGGTGGGTGTGGTACACAAGGCCGCAGCCCGGTTGTTCCAGATATGCAATGAGGCGCTTGAGGTACGGCAGAACGGTATCATAGTCCATACCGCAACCACCCCAGCGAGCAACAGCTGAGAGCACCTTACCTTCAACTGCGTTAGCTGAGCGGCTGAGTACACCACGTATCTCCCCTGTAATGTGATCGTGGTCGATAACCGCGTCCTTCATGTTCTTAGGATCGAAAGGCTTGAGGCTAACAGGGCATACACCGCCCTGCTCCATTACCTTGCGGGCTTTCCACGAAGGCATCGTGGATCTAGCAAGTTTGCGGGTTACTGGTTTGTCGTTGGGAACCACTTATAATCCTCCATAGTTGTGAAGTACCTACGCGGAACCGGCGAGCTAGTGCAGGTAATCCGAACTCCCTGCTACCCTTGACGTACAGCCCGCGCACCAGTGCTACGTCCGCATCCGACAACACTGCTCGTCCGTTGGAAGTGCTGAAGTTGCGGCAGTCGCCCGCCCTACCCCGTTCCTGCATGTCGTCCATGTTGTCCACCTGCGTCCCGCCTATCAAGTGTGCCGGTTGGATGCAGCGTCGGTTGTCGCAGGTATGTCGCACCACATCAGGCAGCTCACCGGTTGCCTCGTAGTACACCTTGCGATGGAGTGTGGTGCTACTTCCATGTAGCCAAGCTGTAGCGTAACCGCCACCGAATCCTTGCTTACCGTGGTCTATGCACTCTGCTAACACTGAACCTCCAGATGTTCTGGTCGGAAGTGCTCCCGCACCTCGCCGTGCTTTAGGAACCACTTCGCCTTGGCGCATGCCTTGACGTACTCAAGGTTCTCGTCGTTCAGTCCGCAGTCCAGTAGGTACAAGTACGCACTGTCCTTCGGTGAACGTAACAGCCACAGCAGCCACGCCTCGGCTAAGACATTCTGCTGTATACGCCTGTAGGCAGAGACGACGAAGTTGCTCAACTCGGCCTCCGTCTCCAAGTTCACTAGAGCTTGGAAGGCTCCATCTTTCCCGCAGAGCTTCCCGTCTAGCTTCTTGATCCCCTTCACATGGTCGGCTGAGTCGCCCATAAGCATCTGGCACCAGAAGAACTTCACGCCTCGGCCCCAGATCTTCAAGGCCCCAGCTGGTGTGTACTTCTTGACCAAGTACCCAACTGGATTGGAGAGGCGTTCGATGATCCCAAGCTCTTGGTCCCAGTACAAGTACGGGGTAAGGCACAAGTCCTTGTCGTCGCTCCATACTACACCATCGTCCTTCAGCTGGTGCGCCTGAATAATCATCGCATCATCAGCCTCGATGTCGCGGTGGAACTGAACGTCCCAGTCAGGTAGCCAGTGCATGGGTTGGGCCATTGCTTGACGCAGCGGCTCTAGGAGTGAGGGCTTAGCCTTCCCGCTCCGGTTCCCTTGGTAGGGTTGGACCGAGAGGATGCTCCCACGGTTGTGCTTCTTGCAGTCAGAGCTGGTGAGGTGCACCGTGAGGAATTGACTTTGGGTCAAGAACATCTCGGTCAGCATAGCCGTCTGGTACTTCCTGATCGCAGTGTCCAGTCGAGCACTGGTAGCGGCAGCCCGGTACGCTGGGCCATCGCCATCCATGATGAGGGTGCGCCCTGCGACGGCACCCTCGAACTCGTCCTTGATCTGCGAGCGCTTCACACCGAAGCGACTCAGATCAATGCCCATCAGCCCTCCTTCTTCTTACGCAGGTGGCGTGGTATGTGCTGCTTGCTCGACCAACGCCGCTTGCGTGGCCCGGCTACATGCACATCATCGTACAGCAGGATGTCTGCCTCGTGGCCACCCATCACATAGCGCCCGGCATAGCCAGTTCTTCATCCTGCTCAGCATCTACTACCTTACCACCCTCGAACGGGGCGGCAGCAATGCGCTGTTCCTCGTCGTCGTTCGCAGCATCAGGCAGAGCGGCACCGCTGGAGGCAGCCTTCGACGCTTCCGATTTGCTACCGTTGGCCTTGGCAGTAGGCTCAGGGATCTTGAACTCAACGCCGTTACCTAGCAGCAACTCTTCGAGGGCAGAGCCAGCGAAGTTACGAGCACCGAGCATCTTCTCTTGGATGAAGTTCTTCGACTTGCCCTCGTCGTTCTCGCCCTTGATCTCCAGCATGTCCCAGCATTCCATGCTCGGCTGGTCCCACAGGAAGAAGCGCAGGTACTGCTCGTCGAACTCTGGGCATTCCTCAGGCTTCTTGGTACGTGGGTTGATCGGTGGCAGGAAGCCAGTTGTGTCGATGCTGGACGACTTCTTCTTGGTCGTCTTGTTCTCGGTCTGCTTGATCTTCAGCAGGATAGGCTCACCGATGAGGTCAACCCAAGTGGTGTGCAGGCCCTGCCAGTTCAGCGCCTTGAACAGCTTGAACGCATTCGACTTCGCGGTACGGCTGACCTTGAACGGCCAAGTGCGGACAACGTACGGGGTGCCGTCTTCGTTGCAGTAGCCTTCGTCGTACAGTACGAACTCCAGCTGTACTTCCTCGGCGTCCGCAGTAGGCTTGCCCTCGAACTCCTGAGGCTGCATACCGTACTCAACCACACCGCAGCAGCGAGCCATGGTGTAGCCTTCAGGCAGGAGGCGGCCACCGCCACCACCCTTCTGTTCTTCGGTCATGTCAACGGCGGTTTCTTTAGCCAGAGCAGCCGCTTCGCGCAGTTGGGCCAGAGTCAATTTAGGCTTGGTTACTTCAGTCATGGTGTATCTCCTGCGAATTAATGAAAGTGGTTCAGGCAGCTAGGGCTTCAGGTTCTTCGACCAGAGGCTCTACCACCAATGCGGCGGCTTCAGCCACCACTGCTACTAGCTCAGCTCGGTGCTTAGCCAGCGTTGCCTGCGTCTCTGGTACATCCAGAACGCCTTCATGCCAGTGTACCTTATGGTACATGCTCACACCGAACTCTACAGCAGCCGGGAACGGCACGCCTAGATCGTACCCATGAGTTTCCTCGAAGTACGTAGGTAGGCTTTCCATGATGCGCTTGACCTCGCGGCACACCTCGTCCAGTACATCCTTGTGGCAGTCGAGGTAGATAGCATCATGCACTGTGTTGATGATGTAGACCAGAGGGCCTGTGTCATCAGCGTAGAAGTCCTTGCTCAAGAGGTAGCGGTAAACCAACCCGCACACACCTTGTACGAAGAACCCTGACTCACCCTGAATAGGGTAGTTGCGCATCTGAGTTGGCTTGTACTGCATGATGGTAGACTTCTGGCCTTTAGACCAAACAGTCTTAGGCCACTGCCGGAACTCGAAGGTCGTACCCGCTGGGCTAACCCATGTGCCGACACCATAAACCCGCCATGTACCGTCAACCTCTTCCCGATGGCGCGTCGTTGATGCTTCAACCGTTGGGAACACCGAGTCCTCAAACCATGCCTCCACGTCTGGGAACAGCGCCTTCTCGTTGTCGATGAACGCCTGAGCCTCTTCGACAGAGCAGCCAGTGCTGAACGCAATGCCGAACGCTGTCGCACCGTACTGGTACGAGAACGCCTTAGGCTTGATGTCCGTACGCATGCGGTCGTAACGCTCATGCTCAGGGTGGCTCTGGTCCTTGCACTTCTTCAGCACGTCCTCATAAGGCTCGTCCAGCTGCGCACTCAGGCGCATGCAGTGCATGTCGATGCCTTCGATCAAAGCCTTGATAAGCGCCTTGTCCTTCGAGAACGCAGCCAGCGACACAACTTCAAGTGCCGAGTAATCCGCTTCTACTATATAGCCGTTCTCACCGAACCGAGACGTGAACATCTTCTTCACGTCAGACGTACCACCGCGAGGGAGGTTCTGGAAGTTCGGTTTGTTCGAGGACAGGCGAGTAGTGATGGTGCTCGTCATGTTCAGGTTGTGATGCACGAAGCTCAAGTCGTTCAGGTACTGGAGCATCCCTGCTTGCTTGAGCACGTTCCCGTCGTCGTCGCACTCTTCCCGTAGGTAGTAAGTACCCAGATCCTTATCGAGCTTGGCAAACTCCAAAAGAGCACCCAGTACAGCCCGCACGTCCACTGGGAATTCTGTTCGCTTCGAAAGAACCTCCAGAGGATCCTTCGCAGTAGAGTACACAAGCGACCCGTCAGCGAGCTTACGCTTACCGGTGAACTCATTGTCGAACTCCTTCCGTAGCCCGTCGGGCAGTAGGCCCATGTCGGCAATGCCGGGGCAGTTGTGGATGAGGTCGAACCACTTCAGCTTGACCTCAGGCGTGTCCTCACGGAACACCTTAGGTTCACCCTTGTTCTTACCAGCAGTGAAGCGGGCGCAAGGGCCGTGCTCGAACTCGCAGTCGCAGAACTTCTCGCCAGTGGCGTCCTCTGCGAACTCCTTCGTGGATACCTGCACACCCGGCTCTGTCTTCGTCTTACCGAAGTAGTAGAAGTCGTCCTTCACGTACTGCTCAGGGCTGCCGTCGTAGCTGTACGGCAAGCGACTGCGGTACTTCAGCGGCCCGCCGTAGATCCAAGCGCTCATGTGGTAAGCACTCGTCTCCTTGAACACAGCGTCAGCCGGGAAGCCGTCACGCCACTCCTTGAACGAGTCCACGAGTATGTTCAGGCGGTGGTTACCGATTGCCATCTGGGCGTACGCTACGTCCTTGTTCACGTACAGTCCGTTGTTGCAAGCGTCTGCGCAGAATAGCATCCCCTCCATACGGGTGAGTGCCATCTTCCACATACCACGCTGCACGAGCTTCTTGTACTGACCCCAGAAGACACGCCGGGTGTTGTCGATGTCGCCGCTAGGGCCGTCAAGGTACTCAGTCAGCAGCGCCCGGTCGATGTCCGCAGTGAGCACACCCTGCTCCCACAGGATCTTGATCCCGTCTACCTTCGGAGTGCCGCCGTACATAGGGGCGATGGTGCCGAGGGCTGGGTAAGTCTCCTGCTGGTTCGAGAGCAGGTAGTGGGCGTACGCTGTGCAGAAGATCCGGCCGCCACGCTTCAGGAACTTCAGGATCTCGTCCCGAGTCTCAGTGAACATCCAGTCCAGCTCGAACGGTGCGTTGTGCGCTACCAGCAACCACACGTCGTCAGGAATTGTAAGCCACCCTTGGGCCTCTTCCTTCGAGTTGAAGTACTTGCTAGTGATCTCACCACCGAATGGCTTAGCGTCAATGGCTTGGCCTACCATGACGACGTAGTTGTCAGGGTGGCGTGGAGACGCGACCGCACCGTAGTACGGCTTGTTCTGATTCTCCAAGTCGATGAACATGATCTTGTTCGGCTTGATTGGCTCGCTCATGATTACCCCTTGAACAGATCCGGGTGGCTGCTCCCGCTGTTGCGGAAGCGAGGTGGTACAGACCAACCTGCCTTGTCCGCAATGGCGACGATGTGCGATTGCCGGTCGAAGCAGATGCTCTCTTGGTACGGTTGCCGCCATAGTACACCTTGTGGCGCGCTGCCGACGTAGTACGCTGTCTGGCGTTCACTATCTGCGATGTCGTCAACCACCGCTACGTAGTTGTTGATGTTGTAGTCATGTTTCAGCAGCACGGACTCTACACTGGTGTCGTCAGGGTGGAACAGCACGTCCAGCTCTGGGTACACGTCGTGGCGGTACTGCCGGACCATCCAGACGCGGGCTTCAGCGTACTCGCTGGCGTCGTCAACAGTATGCAGGGTGTAACCGACCCGATCCAACGCGACGTCGATAGCGGCGATCATGTCGCGGGCTGGGTCGAATGCAAAGATGATGATGTCGTGGTCGGACTCTGGCAAGCCGAGGGCAGCGTTGCGAACAGCACCACCGGCCAAGGCCAGCCCGAAGTCAAACGAGGATTCATCTGCGAGTACAGCCAGCGCATTCAGGGCTGGGCACTCGATGTGTGGGATGTCGATCTTAGTCAGCATTAGGGAACTCTTGCCAGTGGGTAATCGGGCCTGCAACGTCGTCGCAGTACGCCCATTCTTCCGTGAACTCCGAGCAGCCGACGGACTTGCCGTCACTGACCCAAAGTGGTTGGTGCTGGGGTGGGGCTTGGGTTACTGGGTGCCACATGCTGAGCCTCTTGAATGCTGAACTCGCCTTGCACTTGGGTCTGCACCCACTCTGCGTAGCCTTGTTGGGTTTCTGAGCGGCGTACAGCTTGGCGCCAGCGGTGCTCGGTGAATCGGCAGTGCTCGCCACCTGCACGGATGAAGCAGACAAGGCTCACGCCGATAGACTGGATGTGGTAGTTCATTCGGAGTCTCCAAAGGTAAGATTCCACAGGCCAGCTCGGCTTGTGTTCTTGGTGATACGGAAGCGGCGGAAGTCGAGACGGCTGATGATCTCTTCTACTGCCCGCTTCAGGCATTCATGCGCCCCTGTGCTGTCGAAGTGGTCCCAGAGTACAACCTTAAGGCCCGGTACGCGGATGGACCATGCTACGTACTCCAGTGCTAAAGCTGTAGACCTTCCTGTACAACGAGAGCCGGGGTATTCCCCGTGAGTGAGCACGTACTGGGCCACGTACTCTGGGGTGTGGAGTGGGTGGAGTTTAGTGTTCATGCCTTGTCCTCTCGGAATCGGTTATAGATTGGATGGCGATAACCGCCTTTGCGATCTCGCTCCATACAGTAGAACTCGACCCACTGGCCGATGTACTTGTGCTGGTTCTCCCAGAGTTCACGCCCAAGGCCGTGTGGGATGCCGCTTGGAGACGCGCTCGAACCGTCTGCACACGTAACATTGATCGAACCGACACGGCCAAGAGGCTCGCCCGCATCGGACACTGCCTCATTGAAACCTGTGACACGTCCATCGAAGTCCTCGCTCGGCTTGATCTTCATCCAGTCGAAGGTGCGGCGGCGCTGGTACAGGTGGTCGCGGGTCTTACCCATGGCACCTTCTTCGCCTGCCTCGCGGTAGTGGTTGTAGATAGCCAGCACCTGCGCCTCGTTCTCAGCCCAATGGCCAATAGGCCGTACAGCCTTTAGGCCGGAGTGCCGGAGGTAGCGGGCAGCTCGGTCGATGCGCGGCATGCGCTCTTGGAACTCACCAGTGTCTTCTGGTAGGTCGAACACAATCACCTTAACCATGCTGACGTTCAGAGCCGGGGATATCTTGCCCGTCTTCTTGTCCAGCTTCGCGGTAGGGATACCCGAGCTTGATTGGGTCCAGCGGTATGAGTCGTTGAAGTTCCCGTTCACCTCGATACCGACGTCCAGCTCAGTGCAGCCCGGTAGGTCACGGAACACCTCAAGGAAGTGCTGGTCGAAGTGTTCCATGTTGTACAGCGGCTTCTCGCTGAAGCTACGGTACTCGATGCGCACCACGTCCCCTGCACTTAGGTTCCGGTCGATGACATACAGCACACGGCAGCGGATCTCATCAGCCTTGACCTCGACGTAGATAGGGTACGTGAACCGTGCCTTACCCCGTACGAGCTTGAGAGCATCCTTCCATGTCTCCCCTTTCATTAGCATCTGGGCCATTACTCGGCACCTACGATGCACAACGCTGAGTGCCCACGGCGTACGAAGTTAGCGTACGGTGACTCGTAAGCCTTAGCGTCAAGCTCGGCGGTCTTAGGTGACAATTTGGTGATGTGCGCCAGCCGCATGTTCTGAGCCTTCCCTGCCATACAGTAGGCTACCTGCTGGCCTACCTTCAATTCGCGTCCTGCTACATCCAGTGCGGTCATGCACCTGTACTCCACTCGTTCTTGCCCGGATCGAACCAGACTTGGAATTGTTGAAACCCGTTCTGGCCTGACTTAGCCAGTTTGTTCTTCGGGGTGCTAAGCCCTCGGTACGCTCTCGCATCCGGGTTGGTAAGTGCGCCCATAATCAAGGCCAAGTCCCAAGTAGTCTGGATACCAGTCTTCGAGTTCTGCAACGCAGATATCGGAGGGTACAGCATGTTGAACCCCTCGGCGCTTACTTGGACCGTGCCGATGTGTGCGAAGTTGTGGATTGCAGCTAATTGCCTGAACTCGTCCCATACTTCCTCCAGTTGCCCGATGTCGTTAGCGCCACCGGACTTGTTAGATGTACTCTTGATACGCCCGGTCATGTCAGACACGACTAGGTGAGGGTTGTGCTCCTCGATGATGCGGCTGACCTCGGCCATGTTCTTACCGTGTACGTTCACACAGCGAACCATGTCGGAGCCACCCATCTGCTTAGCGAACTCCTTCTCCAGCTTCCCGGAGCGCGCCCAGTCTAGCAGCACATCCCGTTCTTGTTGGACGGCTGTGCCGTACAGTCTGTTCCTTACACGGGCGGCTGTACCCTCGTTGATTAGCATCAAGACCGGGCGACCACGGTATATAGCCGCCACTGATTCGGTCGACGACCGTGCGAGTCTTGCCGCTTGTCGTTGGAAGTGAACCACGAGCCAGCACAACAGCGAAGTCTTGCCCTGATCGGTCGGAGCAGCAAGACCAACGTTGTCCCCCACTTGCAACCCCTTCAGAACAGATTGCAGTATGTTGAAGCAATCCCATTGCAAACCGCCTTCGTCGCTGTCGCCAATTAGGCTATCGAGGATTGAGCCGGACTCCCACTTAGGCTTACTGCCGTCAGTGATTGCCGAGCGTGCTTTGATTGCCATCATCAGGAGTTCGTACGAGAGTTCGAGGTCGTCGCCTTCGTCGTACTTAGTGAGCAGCGCCCCGGCACGGCCAGACAGATCCAGCTCGTGCAGGGTGCTGACAATGCCCTTGATGATGTCGTCGGCCACTGGCTTACGGAGTTGCTCCGCTAGGTGCAGGGTGATTGCCAGCTGGTCTGGGTCGGCCTTCTTGCTGCGCAGCTTGATGAACGAGATGAACGGGTCCACCTCGATGTGCGTAGCTTCAGGGAAGGCACCAAAAAAAGCGTCATACCAAGCCAGCATTACTGCCGTGTTAGGGTTGATCATTCCCTGCGGAACTAGTGGCTTCAGATTACGAAGCCGCTTCCTGTCCGCAAGGGCTGCTAGAATGTTTAACTCCAAGTGCGCCTCTGATTTCTTCTATCGTCAAGTCCTTAGGATCAAAACCCTCTGGAGCGCAACGTGCTACGGATTGTACGCCAAGACCTCGAAGCTTCTTAGCCTCGCGTTTGGCCCCTACTGCGCCCGATGGATCTCCATCGAAGAACAAGACCACTCGGGTGTGGTGCAGCAATTGAAGTGCAAGTACAGGCCGCACGACTGTCCCTAGAGCGCAGTACACTGACCACTCTGTACCTCGTAAAGCCCAGCGTACCTTGTAGAAGGAGAATGGGTCTTCTACTATTACAGCTTGCGGCCCGTGTACGGAGTGCAGGTACAACGTACCGTCGAAAGTCAACCACTTCTGCGGGCTATGCCCTGTTGTGTCACGCCCAAGCCATCCTTGGCCTGTGTCTATCAGCATGCGCTTCCTCTGCCCACTGAAGTATACCGGTGGCAGATACATCTGATCCATGTTCTTACTGGCGAGCATCCTCAGTACAGCGTCCCGGCAGAACTCGTCGAGGTCTAGTAGTGGGAGGCTATCGCGGGGTAAGTCGAGGTGTGCTGATGATGCAGGGGCAGAACCCCCAGTGATCTTGACGTGATCCTTCTCGACCACGCCACCTTGCTTGCAGCTCTGGCAGTACGCCCACCACTTACCGGACTCGTTCCCGATAACAAGGTTGGGCCTGCCCTCTCTGCGGTGGTACACCCGAGTGCGCGAGCCTACTGATAGGCGCTTCGCTAGGTGCAGCCACTCGTCATCTGGAAGGCGAGCCATAGCACGATCCTTACGCCACCACGTTCAAGCTGTAAGCGTACTGGGACAGGCCGCCGAGGACAACGCCGACGATGCACAGCACAACGGCCAACGACTTCCAGTTCTCGACTGAAGACTTCGAGTGGCGGAGCAGGTTCTCGGCGGTGTTGGCACGGGTTACTTGACGTGTCAGAACGGCGTCTTGCGCAGCCAGCTCAGCCTCCAGTGCAGTGTTAGCCCGCAACTGTGCGGCAAGTTGCTCGGACTGCCCACGGAATGCGGATGGGCTAAGCATAGCCTGAGCACCAACCAGTTGAGTCAGGCGCGCTGTCTCGCGCTTCAGCTTACCGACTTCTACGATCTTCGCTTGGAACTTGTGCTTCAGGGATGCCAGTGCTGCGGATGCGGTGGACTTCATGCGGTAGATCCTTACGTTCTGGTGATGCTCGTTATTGAGCAGGATTTAGGTGCTGCCATGTTACGCCTCGGACTGCCCTCGACATCACTGCCGAGCCCACTCCGAACTCTTTAGCCAAGGCACGGTTCCCGTTCACCTTACAGCGGTCAACGTAGCGTGCCCGGCAATCCAACACTATAGCCTCAGTTAACTTGGCTTGTGGTAGCCCAGTGCCCTTGGCTTGCCGACCTTTAGCTACCTTGTCGGCCATGTTGTCCTGCTGTGTACCCATAACCAGATGGTCTGGGTTTATGCAAGCCGGTGTATCGCATGTGTGCAGCACAGTGCCACCCATTGTTAGCACGTCGAGGCCATTGGCTTCAGCGTACGCAAGGCGGTGTGCCCGTACATACTTACCTTCAAACAAGGTGCGACCGTAGCCGTCCTCGTTTATGATGTTCGTGCTTAGTACACAGGCCATAGGCCCTCCAAGATAGTGAGCAGCAAAACCCACGGCAGGGCATTCCACCGTGGGTTTTACTAACGCTATCGCTTACTCAGCGGCAGGTTCTTCAGGCTGGGTGCCAACGTCGTTACCGTGCTCGTCCTTGATAACGCGGTCGATGTTGTACTGCATCAGCACCACGAAGGTGTTGTCGAAGGCTTCGCCGGTCGGGGTGTACTCGACCTTGTACTTCTTCACGCCTTCCGGCTCTTCCTTCACAGCCTTGACCACACCATGCACAGCGCGGCGGGTATCAGCACGGCCGATCTTGAACTCGATGGTGGTGCCGACGGTGACGCCTTCCAGCAGGTCGTACTGCTCCAGCTGCTGCTGCACCTGCGCCAGCTTCTCGGTGTCGTTAGCGATGCGGGTGTGCAGGGTTTTGATTTGGGCTTCGAGTTGTACTTTGGACATGGTGATTCTCCGGTGCGTTCAATGGCGTGGGATTAGGCGCCTAGATGATCCCTAGTTAGGTGGTTCTGGTCTTCCGATTCAGCCCAGTGGGCTTACCTTAGCTCAAGCTAGCTATTCCAATTCAAAGTTGAGGTGCGGGTACAGCCTACTCGGCCAGAGTGTAGCCCTTATGAGCGTCCAGCGATACATTGCTGTCGCTCAGTGTTGCGGTGGTAGGTACGTACACGTCGATCTGCACAGGGCTGTACACACAGCCAGCCGAGACGGCCAAGGCTACCGCGAGGATCAGGTATTTCATTTGACTTCCTCCACGGAGGTAACACGGTGGGCTGGGTAGTACGCAACAACCGTAGCTGCTGCGCCCTTCCCGTTCAGGAACTTGATGCTGTCCGGTTTTATCTGGACATCATCGGCGGTGTGGGTCTTGGTGGTGGCGGTGTCGATGAACTCGACTGTGTACGTGCGGCTCATGCTGTGTGCTCCGTGCAGACAGTGGATTGTTTGGTGCTGAGGAAGGCGCGGTACATACCAGCGGCTGCCCAGATCAGTGCGAGGATTGGCAAGGTTTATTCCTTATCGCCAGCTACGTTGTCGCCGGAGCCGGAGTGTAGCTGGACCACCCGCCGCTCAGCAGAGTTCGGGACCGATGCGAGTACAGCGCTGTCGTCGGAGCCGATACGCAACTGCTGCACGCCGCCTTCCGCAACTGCGTCGATGGCTTCGGCCTTAGGTTGCATGATGATCTCATCGGTAACTTGTACCGGGCTCACGCTGCCGCCGACCTGAGAGCGCAGCATGAAGTCCAGCAGGGAGGTGCGGACATGAGCACGGAAGGCGTTCTTCACCACAGCCAGCATGAACTGGTCGTCGTCTTCCGGGTACATCGCCTGTACAGCCTTCAGGAACGGTGTAGCGTCCTCGGCTTGGGCTTCCTTACGGGCTTCTTGCAGGAAGCGCTCCGGTACTACAGCACGGGTGTCGATCTTCAGGGTTACTTGAAAGGTTTGCATGCGTTTACTCCGTGATTTGAATGAGGCGGTACGGTTGGGTTGGGTAGCCTTTACGCAGACTGGCCAAGGCCTTGCGGGCCTTTGTCTTTGTATTGAACCCCTCGTTCCCGAAAGAGTCACGGTGATCGGCGCGGTCTGTTCCGCAGTCCCGCCACTCGCCGTTGTTGCCTTGGGCGTTGAGGGAGCCGTCGTTGTGGCCTTGCAAGTACCGCTGGATGATGTAATTATGGCGAGCCAAGGTGTATCTCCGTTATTAAATGGTGGACCAGTGTACAAGTAGTGTGCGGACGCCTTCAGTTACAGGCAGTCCACGGTGTAGCCGGGTGCGGCCAAGGAAGAACATGGCATGGCCGATAGGTAGAGGTGGAACAGTGATCCGTGCGCCATCCAGCAGGCCAGCAGCTACCTCCGTACCGCCGCCTTCGAACTCAGTGCCAAGGTTCACAACCAGAGTGACATCGCTGTCTTGGTCGTGGTGCATGGCAGTCCCGGCGATGCCCCTTGGTGTGTACTGCGCAGCTTGAATCGTCCCGCAGGACACCGGCTCAAGGTTCCACAGTAGCTTAGCCAGCGGGATACACGTCTGCTCCCAGAGCACATGCAAAGCGTCGTGCAAGGGCTTGGAGCGCAGCCTGAGCACGATCTCTGGGATGCGTGCCTCTGGTGGCTCTTCGGGGTTAACGTCGTACCCTGCGCCGCTCAGCTCTTGCACGAGGCGTTCACAGTACCACGGTGCAAGGTACGGGAAGCTGAACACACCGCCACCATAGTCGGTCACGAGTTCCCGGACCCAGCGAATGTTAGGCCCGTCAACTAGGTCAGCACTGCCTAGAAGCTCCGCTAAGCTCGCTGCTGCTGAGATAGCAGGATACGCGGCTCGTAGTGATGGGTGCAGCTTATCAATGCTTGGAATGGCCGTGTCGGCGTGCTCAAGCATGATGCTGGTTAGCTCGGTCATACGTCCCGTTCCTTAGCCCAGCGCCAGCAGTCCCGGACTAGCTTACGGCGGTTCACACCGTACTCACCGCGCCAGAAGTTCTTGGTGCCGTGGTACACGTCGCGGTAGTCACCTTTGGCGTCGTCACGGGATGCTCCGCTCGGCCCACGGACCGGGTACACCCACGTATCTGTCTGGGTGCAGCTGTACAGCGCCTCATCGAACCATGCTGTCAAGGCCCGGTCGGGTGGCGGTAGGTCGGCCTCGGCCAGTATACCTACCAACTCGCACACACCGACGTTCTTGTGCGCTTGGCGCAGATCGAAGTCCGTGAGGATACGCCCTAGGATCTCATGCAGTTTCATACAGCCTCCTTAGAAGGTGATCCAGTGCACTGGGCCTGCTCGTTCGTGCTCGGGAGTTCTACGCTTCGGAAGGGTGCGAGTATAGGCCCTCGCCCTTTCCTCTTGCGCTACGATTGCAGCTCGCTGGCTGCGGGTTGTGCTGTGCATGTCGAACTCAGTTGCTACTGCCGCTCGACCGCCGTTGTGTGTCTGAATCATTGTGAGCCTGAATGTACCGCAGTACCGCGTCCTTGACGCAGATGCTGCCCGTGCCGATGTCATGCGCCACTGCTAAGCAGAACGCGGTTTGATTGTGTGGGAACTCGCCGGTGAGGTAGTGATACCAGCTCTGACCGGATGTATCCGCTTGGTACAGCACGTTACACCACCACCGCAGTTCCTCGGGGATGTGTGGCAGGATCTCCGCCCACAGTAGGATATGCAGCTTGAGCTCGTCCTCATGCGTCATGCCCAACCCATGAGCCAAGTGCCCTAGGTCGTGCCACACACGGAACTCGAAGTTACCCTGCGGGCCGTACACACTGGACCACGAGTCTGCGGTACTGATAGGCAGGACGCCTGCCCACACCGCCTTCCTGATGTCGTCCAGCGAGTTGCACGCCTCTGCATGGGTACGCACTGGCAGCACCTCGACAGCGTTACGGAAGCGGCTCACCTTGGCTGCTGCTTTAAAGGCAGTCACCAGCGCAGCAGCGAACTGCGGGAGGTTATCGGTTGTAATTTGCATACGCACCTCTGAGTTAACGACGGTTCTGGTACTGCTCACGCTTCTTGGTGGCCTGCTGTGCAGCAGTAACCTGACTGATGTACACAGACTGCTTACGATCTCCAGTCTCTACCAGAACGAACCTCGGCACGTCACCCATCCAGCCGCCTAACTGTACGACACTGCACACGGCGCCAAACGGCATAGAGTGGCACGCTGGTTGGCGTCCAACACGGACCAGATCGCCTACTTTAATCTCTTGCTTCATGATGTAGCTCCAGTGATTCCAATTTGATACCGCCACACGGACGGTATCTCAAGAGCACTAGTTACAGCGGATGCGCCGCATGGTACTCATCCAAACGATCTTGGCAGAACTTGATGTAGTCCTCATACGGTGCCGTCTTCTTCAGCTTGAACTCAGCAGCCAGCCGAGGACGCAGAGCGCCGCCGCTTGACTTCATCCCGGCCTTCTCCAGCCGTAGCTGTGCCTTCAAAGAGGCGAACCGGAACGCCGGGATGGCTTCACCAGTTATGCAGCTCATGCTGGCACGGCAGCGGCAGACATGCGGACGGTAGCCAGCAGTTCAGCGCCCTTGATTTCGATACCCTTCTGCGCAGCCTTGTCAGCCTTCGCAATGAGCATGCCCAGCAGCTTAGTGAAGTCCAGCTCAGTGTCCTCCAGCTTCTCAGGTGCACAGTTGAACCATGGCTCAGCTTCAGCGCCCAGCAGGTTGGTAGTCCCGAGCTTGTTGTACAGGAATGGCTTGTCGGCCATGATCTTGCCCTTCTCGTCCAAGTGCATGACGAGCTTGCCGTACTTCACAGCCCAGTCGCCCAGTGCCTTCTTGCGGGAGCCCTTCGGCATGGCAACCCACAGAGCTTCAAACAGGGTGATGTCGCCGTGAATCTCGATGTGGTTCAGCACGGACATGCCAGCCACTTGGATGAGCTGGTCCAGCTCCTTACCCTTCACGTTAATGACGCCGACAGCCTCAAGGATGGATTCCTTGCCAATCATCAGAACGGTGGTGATTTCAGTCTTAACGGTCATGGTGAATCCTCATTACGGTTAGTGTTTCCAGTAGAGGCAACGATACGCTGCCTCGCAAGAGCACTATGGAGCACGGAAATGGGTATCTAACGCGGTACCTGAGTACACGGCGACGTACGGCCCCTGCCATAACCCGCCGAGCGTCCAGTGGCCTTTGTAACCTGCCTCGAACGTCCAGCCAAGCTTGACCAGCAAAGCCAATGCGGCTGCTCTGGCGTTACCTTCAGAGTCGAGTTCGTGGTCGTAAGGCACAGTAACGGCCCCTGCGGAGCACTTAGCTACCCAGCGTGAGCCTCTAGTGGCTGTAGGCCCTTTGTAAGTGATCGTAATGGCTTGCATGTCAGCCCTCCGCCCGGTCCATGTAAATTAACGCCTTCGTCTTGGTAGCCAAGCCTTGACGCATCCCACGCTTGTCGCCCAGTGCACCCCAGCCAATGAAACGCTCGGCGTAGGTGAACATTTGAGCAATGGCCTTACGGCCCGGTGTCCAGTTACGATGGTTCATACTCACCTCGCAGCATTGTGCCCATTCGGGCTAAAGGATAGGCCAGCGGTAGGCTTCTGCCCGCCGTAATTCTCGACCCGCATCCGCTTCTTCTCGTACGTTGCATCTGGACCCATGGTGTTCAGCTTGGCGACCTTACGTTCCCGCCGTGCAATATCCTTGTGCCTTCCTGCATCCTTCTTCATGGCTGCGATCTTTGCCTGCCCTTGCTCACGCTTCAGAGCACGCTCTGCTGGTGTGAGTGGATCAGCGCCGTCAGGCCATGCGGTAACGCCTTGCTTACGTGCCATTCTACAGCCTTACTGTCAGTTGGTGAGTAGTTTCGAGAGCAGCCTAACCCACGTCGCATCCATCTCTGGTGCAGTTGGTAGCAGGCTAGCGCCGCTCTCGAAACTACTCTGGTCTGCCGTCTCGCCTTAGCTAAGCAGACCATCATTAGTCTTTGCCTCAGTTGAGGACTTCAGGTGGTAGGTGGCTGAGAGTCGTGGGAGTGCCTTATTAGGTAGCTCGACGTGCTCTGTAAACGCTTGACCTACATACCCGCCTAGGTAACGTCACTTCGTGGCGTATTCTGGACCCTAGGTGGAACTCCGCACTCTGCCACTCGCTTGCGGAACAACGACGCTTTAAGTCTTTGGGCTCGTAGCCTTCGGGCGCTTGTCGTAGATCGACCCCGGCCTCCAGTAGCGTCTGCTACTATCGCCTTGCCTTGTCCCTTTGCAGTCTTCACTAGCGCCACCTTTACGCATCTGCGTCCAGCTTAGCTAGGAGTGTCTGCCTCCAGTGTCGGTGGCATGTACCTTGTGTTCATGCTGCGTACTCTACAGCTAGTGTTGCGTCCTGTCAAGCTCAGTAGGTTGGCCCTACCTCGCTACCACCCTACTCATTCATCTGCTCAGGTAGTGGTTCGCATCTTACCTAGTGTCTGCCAGTCTGTCAACCCTTGTTGCTTTCGCTGGTTGGCTACTGCGTCACTACTTGTTGCCGTTGCATCCTACCGTGTTGCTGTGCTGCCTGTCAACCTAGTAAGCTTTGAGCCTTTCGACCTTCCCGCTTACCTACACTGGCCGCCCCTAGGGCTAGTAACCTGTGCCGTTGAACATGGTGCCGATTCTACAGAGTCAGTGGCTAGTGTCAACCTCTTTCTCTACCCTCTTCAGTACCGCTGCACCTAACCTCTAAGTGCGCTGAAGAGGTGGCCATTAGGCCTGAAGGGTTCACCGAATGCAATAGCCTAAATCATGTATTTCATTGATCAAATAATGATCAACTCTATCACTGGTCAAGAAGTGATCAATTGGATCTCATTCTGATCATTTATTAACCAATGGCACGAATTGATCAATAAACAACCAATTGTGACCAAAACAAGGGTTTTAGTAATGAAGCCGGATAACATGGTAGAGCAGAGCGATACCGAGTCCCGATCCGAGGGAAGAGCCTGAGGCATGGTATGGAATATCAGAGGTATAACCCTCTGCAATCCAAAGGAAGCTCCACAGTGTTCTATAGAGAGGCACAGAGGCATCGCAGAGAATCCCAGGGTGATGATGTGACGACATCCAGTGAAGCTATGAGTTCGTAGTCTCCTGCTACGCAGTCAACCACTCACTAGGGATAGGCTAGAGCACAGTCAGGTATCAGTCAGAGTCTAGTCAGGATCAGATAGGCATCCATCTAGACTGTGGTATGTGTAGACATAAAGAAACAGAGCGCCCTCTCCTCCCTCTCTACCTCCCTGCGCAATCCACCATGAATGCTGCTGATGGTAGGCGCTAGGCTCGCAGTCTCGCACTACGTGCTCCACTACTCACCATGCTTAGCACTGAGGTAGTGATTAGGTGTTGACGCATTGGATTCCAGTGTGATGTAATGCAATCACTGGCTAGATCACTGAGGTTCAGAGGTTAGCTAGGCTGATGCCAAGGGATGACCCCACCCCACCCATCGTGCATCAGTTCACTCCGCAGAGGAAGGCATGGGGGCAGTGGGGGCCGCAGTCGGGTCGGGAAGGCCCTCGCGAATCTAAATAACTTTTAGGTGCTCATAGAACCAGCCGGATCACTCCTAACCCTTGAGCAACTCACGTAGAGTACGGAGAGCATCCGAGTCACGCTGTAGGGAGGCTATAAGTCCTACAGCATTCTGCATGGCTAACACTACATCTGGCAGACCGGCCTTACGTGCTTCATGGATCTGCCGGGTTAACTCTTCAGCATGTGGGTGGCGCATTGCTTTACTCCAGACGTGCAGAACTCTCCCCAGTACCCGAAGGCACCGAGGATCACTCTATGGTTGTACTGCTAGCCTTAAGCTACGACAGCATCCAGTGCTACCTTCAGTGCAGCAAGGTTAGCATCAATCTCAGCGGCACGGGCTACACCGATCTCAGCGATGGTGTACTTACCTTGGCCTAGCTTCTGGATGTCCAGTGCAGCCTTACGGGTTGCGTCAAGCAGTGCAGCTACTTCAGCGACGGTAGAGGTAGTGATAGAAGCCATGGGTTATTCCTTATTGAATGGAGAGGTAGGTCGGGCAACTGCCCTGACTGCACGGATGCAGCCATCTTCGAAGTGGGCACGGGCCAGCGCTAGGTCGCGGCGGTCCACACCCGGTACATCGCTAAGGGAGTCCCATAGCGCTGCCAGTCGGATCTCGATCAGCTTCACAGAGTTAATGCTGTCGATCTCGTCTTGGCTAAGCTCACGGTACGTAGCGATCTTGCGGTGTTGGTTAGCCATTAGCTAGCGCTCAGGACGATGCCGGTAATCACACCACCGACAATAGTAGGAGTGCCGAAGGTGCCAGAGCCACTCACGGTGCCGACAGGAGTCTTCACAGCGCTGGTCAGGGTCTTCTGCGTGCTCGGCAGTACAGGTACAGCACCAGCGGCCACGAGGGCAGTCTGGAGCGCTACAAGAGCAGCGTCGATACTCACAGCCTGAGCTGCGGTGCGGGCACTGGCGTCTTGGGCGAAGGTCTGCAAAGCCTTGGAGGCGATGGCACACTTCTGGCGCAGGTCGAGTTGCACAGCCGGGGTTTGGGATTCAATTGCCATTTGGCGATACTCCATTAAGTGAGTTGCACAGCTCAAGCGCTGCGTGGTAATCCAGTAGGCCCTGAGTGAGCCCACCGTACGTGCCTGCATCGATCAAAGGATGAACGCATGCTACGGGGTCATTTACAGCGGAGCGTTGCGCACAGGCTGACACGGACAGGCTCAGGAGTAGCAGCATCGCGAACTTCAGGGCTCGCATCGAGCACCCCCTTCAGTTGTGCTTTCGCAGCATTAGCGGAGGCCACAGCTGTCTGCACCTGCTTCTGGATGCGCCGGGTCTTCTCGTCGGCTTTATATAGAGCGTCAAGGGCCACGTCGCGCTGCTCACGCACAGTGGTGGTGTAAGCGTACCCAGCGTAAGCCGTGCCACCTACACCAAGCACAGCGACGATCAGGAGCAGCCACAGCGGCACCATTGCTTTAAGCCAGATCATAAGCCACTCCGACAGTATGCCGCATCATCGCGGCGACGGTTCTCAAGGCCCTTGCTGGGCTTCCCTTGGATCGTTGCCTTGTAACCCTTGGCAACGCCTAGCTTGCCCTTCCATGGCGCCTCAATCGCGTTACACGCAGCCAGCCAGTCCCGCTTGCCCAGAGGCACGGTGAACCGGGTGTTAACCCAACCACTCTTGCCGGTGTTGATGGCGAGGGATGTGAAGGCAGCGTGAACGCTTGCAGGGGCGCTCTCAGGCACGTACAGCTCAATGGCCTTGTGGTACTCCAGATACATCTGAACGAGGTCTCTGTCGCACTTCTGCACGGTGTAGCGGGCCTTCGCAGTGCCCACGGTCTGGCCGTAGCACCACGTTCGCACACCACCACCATCAAGGTACGGGGTGTACGAGACACCCTCCTTCAGCGCGACGTACGAGGCACCGGCAGCGAGAGCGCTAGTCAGCCCCATCGCCAATAGTCTTTGCTTTAGCATTTCTGTCCTTGCGCCAAGCGGCGACTTTCATTACTAGGAACACAGTCGAGATGATGAAGTACACACCCGAGATGAGTGCTACCCAGTCAGGCAGACCAATGCCCGCCAAGCTCACGCCTGCTACCGCAGCAGAGGCGGAGCTGTTGCCGATAGTCCCGGCGTCTTCCGCCACGTGCTGCATAAGGCTCATACTAACGTCTCCGTCGTTGAATGCTGTTCCGGGTTCCTTTGAGGCGCTTAGGTGCGTCCTCGTAGCCCATTGGGTTGTCCATGAACGTGCGAGCATCTTGCTCACGCCGCTTCTCTGCTGCCTTGTGTTCATCCACAGCTAGCACAGCCTTCCAGTAGCGTACACTGCCAGCCCAAGCTTCAATCCGGTCGTCATGCGCCAGAGAGTTCCTGTCGGTGGTGATTGCGCTAATCTGCTGGAACAGGGAGTAGTTGTTGCGCTTATCGGCGCCGTGCTGCTTACCGTACTCGACGTCAGACAGGAACACCTGCTTGTGCAGGATCACCCGGTGGCGTTGCATGGCACTCACTACGGAGTCAATGATGCGCTTCTCTTTCTGCCCTGTGCTGTACTCGCCAATGACGCCCACACAACCGTACCAAGGATCAGCAGGGTAGTGGTCGCCTGTCTCAGATACGAAGCCGAGCTTGAGCTTGTCTAGCATAGCGCGCAGGTTGATCTCAAACAGGCCGTGGCCCATGTTGCTCTCTACCTGCACGATGGTGACTGTGTACTTCTTCATTAGGGCGCACAGCTTGATGCCGTTCGCCTCAGTGAGCCCACCCTTAATACCACCCACGTCAAGCGAGTGGATGTAAGAGCCTACCGCAGTACTGATGCCGTACCCCATCTCATCCGCGCCACCGCCAGCCGGGTCTATGTACATCATGCGCAGCAGGGGCGCCACGAAGGCACACTCAACTGACACAGGGTGGTACATGCTCGTCATGGCCACAGGGAAGTCCAGAGCCAGAGGCGCTAGGTACTTCGGGTCTGCACGGTACGGGAGGATCTCAGGCACCGACTCGTAGTCGAAGTTAGCGACCATGAGGTCACTGAGCTTCAGCTGTTGGCGGGCTTCGTCGGAGAGGCTGGTGTCGAGCATGTGCTGGAGACTAAAGTCCTCAGGGCCTTTGTCCAGTTCTTTCTCGATGAGGTCGTCTTCGGTGTAGCGATGTGGGTCAGAGGGCTGGCCTCTGGTTCCGTCGATGCCGCCTCCTGTTTGCAGGGACGGGTCGGCTTGAATGCGCTCCGCAAGGAACGGTGCCAGTCGGCTTCCATACTTCTCTACCTCTTCTGGCGTTGGGAATCGTCCCGGCCAGATGCGGACTTGGAAGCCTCGACCCGGTAGGGAGTTATAGATGCTATCCTTAGTCTGAGGCGTGCCCAAGTACAAGATGTCGCCGTGCGTACAGATCGACGAGAACTCTTTAGAGAGATGCTTGAGCTTGTTCCTTTCGGTCGAAGTCATAGCGTTCTTCGGAGATTCGATGTCGTCCGGGATCAGCAAGTCTGCCCGTTTACCGGGGAGGTTAGCCGTAATCCCGACACAGGCTACCGACGGTGATTTGTCGATACCCTTGAGCGTATAATGCACGTCGAACGCGGAGATGCTTGAGCGGTCCCCTGCTTGTCTGTCTGGGCGCAGATACTCCAGAATGTCCCATGTAGTGATGATACGTACGATCAGTGTCGCAACTTCCGACGCCTGTACTTCGCCTGCGGATACGATCAATACCCGAGTCGTAGGGCGTTGGATTATGCGCCACACTGCATAGAGGGCTGCAAGGGTGGACTTAGCCTCCCCTCGCTGGGCCATCACCATGCGTAATCGAGCACCATACTGCATGTACTCTGCAATGTCTGCTTGCATCTTGGTTAGTGGGAAGCCTAGAAACGACATGCCGTCCACTGCGAAGTCTACAAAGTTTAGGTAGTTCTCCGCTACTGCCTCAGCATGTGCGAATCTAAGTGCTTGTTCCATTAGCCAAGTGCCTCCTTCTCGTCATTCTTAACCAGCTCTAGTACCTTACCAGCCCGCTTAGAGCGTTCTTCGGCGGCGGCCTTGAGCTGAGCTTGCAGACCCTTGAGGTCGGCCTTGTCTGCCGGATCGGCAGTAATCGCGTTGTCCTTGAGGAACTTCGCAGCACCGGACAAGGTGGCAGCATCCGTAGGGATGTCGTCAGCCAAGTCCTGAGTAATACGAGTCGAGTACGACTTAGTTACGAGTGCGTGCAGTTCCTCCAG